TTACTTTTCGGTTTCGTCGCGTTCTTTTTGAATGGCGTTGAGTTGTTCTTGCAGCTCGCGGATCTGTCGATCCTTGTCGGATTCGGCGCGTCCTTTGATCAGATCGGTTTTATTTTTTAGTACCTGGTGGTAGTAGCGACGGATGATTTCGGGAGAGTTTCCGCAGAGTTTGGCGACGTCGTCGGTGGTGATTTCCTCGGTGTCTAGCCAGTCAGTGATGAGCGATCGGCGGAGGTCGTGGAGGGGGTCGCCTTTGATGACTTTGGCGCGGCGGTAGATGTTGGTGAGGACGGATCGGCCGGAGTCTTTGTTGCCGCCGCCTTGGAGGTAGCTGATTGAGAATCCAACGACGCGTTGTTCGCCGGGTCGGGCGGCTTCGTGGCGGTCGAGCAGGATCTTGTAGAGCTCGGGGCTGATGGGTACGGATCGTTCTTTGTCTTTGGTGGTGATTTTGCCGGCGGTGTTGCGAACGATGAAGAGGCGTTGGTCGAAGTCGACGTCGATCCATTGGAGTCGGAGGGCTTCTTTCATGCGGAGGCCGGCGAAGCGGGCGAGTGCGATAAGGGTTTGCCATTTGATGGATGGGCAGGCGGCGAGGAGGCGATCGACTTCTTTTTGGGGAACGTATCGCCAATCGGCGTCGATGCGCAGGGGTGAGCCGGGCTGATCTTCGAAGGGGTTGCTGGGGATGATGCGTTGTTTGGCGGCGGTGCGGAAGAGGGCTTTGCAGTTGCGGATGTGCTTGCGCGTCGTGTTTTCGCTGATGTCGCGTTTGCGAAGTTCGGCGCGGAAGTCGGCGGCGTCGTCGGGTCCGATCTTGTTGATGCGGACGTTGCCGAAGCGCTTGGTGAGAAGTCGGGTGGTGACTTCGTATTCGGCGATGGTTGATTTTTTGAGGTCGCGCTGGGCGACGAATCGCTTCAGCCAGGCTTCGATTTTGGGGGTGGCGTTGGAGCCTGCGATTTCGCCGGCCTCGGCGAGCTCGACCTGGATGGCGGCGGCGCGGCGGCGGGCTTCGCGGATGCCGACTTTGTTGATGTGGCCTAGTGATCGTTTGCGTCGTTTGCCGGTGGTGGATTGCCAGACGGCGTAGCGGTATTGTTGGCCGGGGCCTCCGAGCTCGAGTCGGACTTGGGTGGGCATGGTGGGTGTGGGGTTGGGGTGAGGGGGAGTGCTAAGCCGCGAGCGGCGGGGCGCGATGAATCGCGGCGGTTGATGGTGAGGTTATCAGGCCGGATTGTTTGGGCCAAGGGTTGAATTGTGTACGGCTTTCGTTAGGATAGCGTGCGACGATGTTTCGGGAGTTATGTGATGCGATTTAACTTGCCTGATGGCGTGTATAAGGCTGAGGTTGCGGCGGAGCCGTTGTTGAATGATGAGGGTGAGGCGCTGGACGGTGTGACGGATTACAGCGCCAAGCGGATTCAGGTGAGCCCGGGTTGTTTGCTGGGCGATCGGCCTCGGACGGTGTATCACGAGTATGCTCATCCGTGGATTGCCTGGGCGGGGTTGCCTCGGACGGAGGAGCAGTTTTGCGATTTGTTTGCTCGGATGGCGGAGAGCCTGATGGGTGATGTGATGCGTCAGGGCGGGCCTGACGCGGTGTTGTTGATGGATCTGGTGCCTGAGGCGCGGTTTGATGCGGCGTGCCTGGTGTTGACGCTGGCGGAGCTGGGTGAGGAAAAGCTGGTGCAGTGCGGGCGGTGCACGCAGCGGATAGGCGGGGGGAGCGTGTGTGTGAGTCCGCCACGGCATTCGCCGGAGGTTGGGGGGTTGGTGGTGGAGCTGGCGTTTTATTGTGAGAGCTGCGATCGGGTTCAGCGTTGGACGGAGTTTGCGAGCAAGACGGGTCGGCCGACGGGTGCGATGGCGAGTAAGCCGGTGTTTTTAGGGGGTGCGGAGCGGGATGGGTTTTTGGCGGAGCATGGGGGGAAGGTGGGTTGTGTGGTTAGGGATTGACCCGCGGAAGTGTGGGGGAGTGCTAAGCCGCGAGCGGCGGGCCATTTTCGTGGGGTCGGGAAAATGGTGGTGCGAGCATTTTGCGCGGGTTGGCAAAATGGTTTGGGGCGCGATGAATCGCGGGGGTTCATCTACTCGGATTCTTCAGTTCGTTTTTTCCATTCGGCGCGTAGAGTGTTGAGTTCTTTTATTGCCGTGGGGATGGCGTCGTATCGGATTGCGTGAACGCTGGCGTATTCTTCGCCGGGTGAGACGATAAATAGGCCATCGGTTGAGGGATAAGTGCCTTTGACGGTTTCAGATTTTCTGTGTTTATTGGCGATCCATATGAAGCCCGATTCTTTTGAAACGACATAATTGCCTTCGCGTACAAAGTAGATGAGTTTATAGATCGAGCTGTGATCGTTGAGGCTTGTTTTGTGAATGTATTCTCCACCATGCGGAAACTTTTGCTTAGGATCGATGACGCCAATGGCTCCGACCTCTTTAGAAAACAGGATGTTCGGCATGACGAAGTAGGTGCCTTGCTCGATTTTGGTTTTGCGTTCTTTTAGTTCTTCGTACCATGCTCGGGCGTTGTCGAGTTGTTCGCGCTTTCGTTCGGCGGGCAGTTTCTTATTGCGTTGTAGATCGCGGATGCGATCGCGGGCCTCGCGTATCTTTTCAGGGATGGCTTCGTAGTGTTCTTCAGTGATCTTGGCTTCGTGTTCAAAAAATGCATCCCAATCGTCGTCGCTTATTTCGGAGTTATTGCCCTGAGCGGTCGTGGATGAAGCCAGCAGGAGGACTACGATGATGGTGAGGAGGTGTTTCATATTTAGCCTCGGAAGGAAGGTGGTTTGATTGTATTGTCCGCGGTGTGGTTATGACGTTCGTGCGAGTCAGGAGCGGTGCCCGGAGTGTGGGTATGAGTGGTATTGGTCGGATCAGGTTGGGCCGGTGGAGCGGCCGGGGGATGCTCGGTGGTTTGTGATCCGCGCGGCGTCGGCGGGGCCGAAGCCGCGGGCTTTTGGGGTTAGGGGTTTTTGCCGCCGCGGGATTCGTCTTGTCCGCGTTTTTTGGCGGCGCGTTTTCGGGGTTTGGTGCCTGGGGAGGTTTTGGGGCGGGGGGTGATGGGGAAGGTGGTGGGTTGATCGGACCCGCCCGCTGAAGCGGGCTCCGCCTGGGCCATGCGTTCGAGGATCAGGCGGGCGAAGTCTGGGCGGCGCGAAGCGGGGACGGCGCCGAGGATCGCGCCTTGGGTGTCCTGGTCGAGTGTGCCGAACCATACGAGGATCTGATTGACGGCGGATTTTTTGTTGTGTGGGGACCAGTCGACTGCGCGTTCGATGATGGTGTGCGTTTCATCGGTAAGCTCGATGGTCGCGGCGCGTTTTGGTTTTTTGTTGGACGGCACAGACATATTCTCTCTTTTTTTTACAGCACGTAAAGCGTTGCTGTTTTTAGGCTTACGTTTTTCTCGCGTTATGAACGCGAGATCACGTGTTGACACCGGGTTTTAACTAGTTATTCTTTGCGTCATGGATACGACTTCATTGCATTTGAGTCCGAGTCAGGCGGCGGTTTTGGACATTTACCGGCGTTTGGATCGTGTGGGTTTGGGGTCGACGGCGACTTACGACGTTGTTGCGGTGCATGGTCAGATCAACAAGTCGATGGCGGCGAAGGTTGCGGGCGAGCTCGAGGAGCTTGGCCTGTTGGCTTGCGGCGAATCGACAGGTGGCCGGACCAAGCGGAGCAAGGTGCTGACGGAGGCGGGGCGGAGCTATAGCCCGCCGGCGATGCCGCAGGCTGGTTGATCGCGGTGGGGTGGGTTTTTGACCCGCCCGCTGAAGCGGGCTCCGCCTGGTTGGTTGTCGGGATTGTGGGCGGTCCTTGCCCGGTGTGATTCTATCAGAAGTGGCCTATTTTTCGCATGAAAACGCCGATTTTTGACAAATTGAATACAGGGTCGCCCCGGCACTTGGAAGCTGGAGCAGGATGCGGTGTGGCGTTTGGGAAGACGGCCACGGCTGGCTCGCGTTGTGGTGACGCGGTTGGGGCGGCCCCCGGAAGGTTAGTCGCGGATTGGCCGCGTCCGTTTGGCGTGGCTTGCGGGGTTGATGTGTTGGGTTGTCATCCCGCTGAAGCGGGGTGGCCGGTTGAAGAGGGTGCAGGCTTAGAGGATTTGGTTTTGTTGATGCGGGGTAGCTCAGTGGTAGAGCAGGGGATTCATAATCCTCCGGTCGCCGGTTCGAGTCCGGCCCCCGCCATTTTGGACGCGTGCGAACTGGAGCGAGCCAGCAAATGTAGAGCTTGCCGTAACAGCTGGGTTGATCGCCAGTTCACTCGGTTAAAGCTGGCCGCGCGTTCTTTTGATTTTGCCCCCGGAAGCTCGGAGCGCCCGCGTTTGTCGCGGGCCTCCGGGTTTTTTCGTTGGGTTAGGTATGAGTTGGGCGTTTTACTCGCGGCCTTGGGTTGGTTTTTTGCGCTGACGGTTGATGGGTGGTTTGGCCGGGATGTTGGGGGGGGAGATCGATGAGTCGTGATTCTGGGTCGGAGAATGTGGTGGGGACGTTGGTTGTGTCTGTGCTGGTCTTTCTGGCGCTTGGTTGGCCGTGGGTGGTGTTGGTGATTGGGGGTTTGTTTTGAGTCGCGTGCAACTGACGGATCGGCAGGCGGAGGTTTATCGATACATCGTTGAGGGTGTGTCGGCGGGTTTGCCGCCGAAGCTGCGTGAGATCGGTGCGGTGCTGGGGATCTCGAAGGTGACGGTGCGTGGGCATGTTGATCAGTTGGTGATGAAGGGTTATGTGTCGCGTCGTGCGGAGAGTATGCGTGGGTTGTCGTTGGTTGAGCCGGTGGACGGTCGGTATGCGTCGGTGAAGGGTGATGCGGATGACCTGGCGGATGACCTGGCGGAGGCGTTGCGTGAGGTGCTGATGTTGCCGGTGGATCAGGGGATGAAGTGCATGGTGATTCGGGAGTCGAGCCCGGTGCTTGCGCGTGCTCATGCGGCGTTGTCGGCGTATGACGCGGGGCGTGCTAAGCCGCGAGCGGCTGGGGGTGTGGCATGAGTCGGACGGGTGGCCCTGGTGGTGTGACGGTGTTGAGTGATCCTCGGCTGAATGGTCGGTTGGATCGTGCGCGTGAGATTTACTTTCGGCATTCTGGGCGGAAGGGTGATCGGAAGAGCGTGGCTGAGGCGCTGCTGGCGGAGAAGCTGGCGGAGTTGGAGGCGGCGGGTTGGTTTGATGATCCGGATCGGGTGGAGGGGTTGTTGGATGAGGGTGCTAAGCCGCAAGCGGCGGGGACGTTGAGTTATAGATTTCCGGGGGTGGGTTGATGGATTGTTTTCTCCTTCAGGTGGCCGGCGGCGATGCGTCGTCGGTCGCTGATTACATACGTCGGGTGTGGGGCCAACGCGGACGGCTTGGCTTTGCTCGGCGGCATGCAGGGATGCGAGCGGCGTATCGGTCGGAGGTTTTTAACCCGGCTGCCTGGCTGAGAGGCTGGGCCTGCTGTTTTTGATTCTTTAACGCGGTGAGGTGTTGCGATGTTGAATGAACGATTGATTGATCGGGTTGATGTTGGGATGGGTGATCGGCACGCGGCGACTCGTGCGCGGCGGGACATCGATGATCGGCTGGCGGCGGGTGTCGCGCAGGCGGCGATCGAGTCGGGCGAGTTGGATGAGCCTGAGGTGTTGGATGCGGTGGTGCCTGGTCTTTATGCGGATCTTGGGATGTGTGACATGGCGGGGTGATGGACCCGCCCGCTGAAGCGGGCTTTGCCTGGAGTTTTTTGGTTTTGGATGAGTGGAGAGAGAAGGTGCGTTTTGCGCTTTGGAGTTTTTGCATGGATGTGATGAATCGCGAGTTTTGGCAGGTGGTGAGCGCGGACGGTGCCCGGTGGTGGGTGGATAGCGCTTCGGCCGCGGCGTTGGCGGCGGACCGTGGGTGCGAGGTTCGTTTGGTGAGTGCGGTTGAGGCGGCGTTGGGTTTGGCGTATTGGCGTTTGTGCGTGCCGGCCTGGGTGGTTCGTCGTGGGATTCGTAAGGCGGGCGGTAGTCAGGCGCGGGCGCTGGTGTGTATGTGCCTGCGGCAGTTGGGGATGAGCGAGCGTGAGATTGCGGAGGCGCTCGAGTTGGCGGCGAGCTCGGTGCATGAGTTGATGGATGCGTATTTTGAGGATCGGGAGGTGGTTGAGGCGTTGGGGGTTTGGGGTTCGGCGCGCTCGGAAACTTTGTTTGTTGAGTTTATTGAGCGAGCGGACGCGGGAATTGAACCTGGAATTGGTGCGGGAAGTGCTAAGCCGCGAGCGGCGGGGGTGGTGGGATGAGCGGTGTTGTGGGTCAGGGAATTAGTTTTTGGCCGGAGTTGCATTGGGTGGTTTGGCCTCGTGGTGAGGCTTTGCCGGGCCGGTTTGATGTTGTTCGTGTGGCGTATCGCATGGCGGGATTGGATTATGAATCGGAGGCGGATCGCTCGTTGGTGAAGCGTTCGCGGGCGACGTACAAGCCGATTTTGTTGATGGCGGCGGTGCCTGTGTTGGTTCGGGTGTGTGGGTGTTCGGGTAAGGAGGCGGTGGGGGTGTTTGGGTTTTCGCGGCACCTGGTGCGTGGTGATGCGTTGATGGGTTTGTTGGATTGTCCGGCGTGTCGGTTGTTGACGCGTGATTTGATCTTTCGGATGACGGGTCGTTTGTCTGGGGGTGGGCGATGAGTCAGGTTGAGGCATGGAAGCCGGCGGTTGTTGGGGGGTTTGATCGGTTGGCTTGGCGGCGGTCGCTGCGGGGGTCGGCTGCGCTGCGGGGGTTGTCGGGGAGCGAGTGGGCGGTTTTGTGGTTCGCTTATGACCATTCGGATGGGATGGGGCAGGTGGACTTGCCTAAGCGGTACCTGGCGGAGTCGATGGGGATCTCGGAGGCGTCGGTGAAGCGGGCGGTGCGGCGGCTGAGCGGCGTGGTGGGTTTGCTGGAGGAGATTGGGCGGCGCCCGGGTTCGAAGGCGAAGCGGTATCGGTTGAGTGAGCCGGGGTGTGTTGAGGTTGAGGCGACTTCTGCGGCGTGCGAGGGTTCGCGCGATGAAGCTGGGTCGTGGCGGATTGATGGGGGGGAAAGTGCTAAGCCGCGAGCGGCTGGTGAGGGGGTCATGGGTGATCCCCCTGGCGGTGCAAGGGGGTCATGGGTGACCCGGCAAGGGGGTCATGGGTGCGCCCCTAAGGGGGTCATGGGTGACCCCCAAAGCAGAGACAAAAGCAGAGAACAAAGCAGCAAGCCCCCCGGAAGTTTGACGGGTCAGCGTGATCAAGCGGGCGGGTTGTTCGATGAGCGAGGCTTTGATCGTGCTGCTGCTGCGATTTTGATTTCGTCGGGATTGCGGAACCCGAAGCGTGCGGCGGCGTTGGTGGCTCAGCACAAGGTGACGCGGTTGGAGGCTCGGAATATCCGGGCGAATTTGCGGGCGGCTCGGCGGGCGAAGGTGTCGGTGCGGAACGCTGCGGGTTGGGTGGTTTCGATGGTGCAGGCGGGCGAGGTGACGCTGGATCAGCGGGTGCTGGATGAGGTGGAAGGTCGACGGATGCAGCGTCGTCGGCGTTTGCAGGCGGCGGAGCGGGCGGTTGAGGCTCGTGCTAAGCGGCAAGCCGCGGAGCGAGATGATGAGCGGCGAGAGGCGGCGCGTGAGCGGTTGAAGGCGATGGGGGCGGATGAGCGTTCGGCGTTGGTGCGAGCGATCACGGCGGAGATGAGCGGTGGGGATGGGCAGTTGGCGTTTAAGCCGTCGGCGGCGCTGTTGGAGCGTTGGTTGATTGATGAGTTGATGAAGCGTGATCAGAACGAAAGCGACTCGGAAAGTGAGGCAAGCGATGGCGAATGATGTTGTGCGGGTGATTGAGTATGGGACGCGGGAGCTGTTGGCGTCGTATCGGTCGAAGGTTTGCCCGATGTGTGGGGGGACGAAGGCGAAGAAGCGGAGCATGTGCGGGGGGTGTTATTCGTTGCTTTGTCCGGCGTTGAAGTCGGCTTGTTACAAGCGGTTTCGGGAGGGGTATGAGGAGGCGATTCGGGACAGTGCGGATTTTTTGGGTGTGTCGGCGTTGTGTTTGCCGGCGGATGTGTCGCGGCGGCGTGGGGCGGTTGATGAGGATGGGGTAGGCACCGATCCCGCAGAAGCGGGACGGCCTGGGCCTGATGTGATGCGTGGGGTGCTGGGTTTGGATGCGGATGTGTTGGAGCGTGAAGTGAAGGGAGGTGCGTGATGGTGGGTTTGTTTGATCGAGTTGGGCGGGATCGGATCGCGGAGCAGTTCGAGGTGTTTGATCGGGCGCATCCGGAGGTGTATCTGGCGTTTAAGCGGTACGCGCTGGAGCTGTACCAGGCGGGCCGGCGGAGGGGGTCGGCTCGGGATGTGCTGGGGCGGGTGCGTTGGGAGACGGCGGTGAATCCGCGGTACCAGGCGAACGGGGAGTTCAAGGTGAACAACAATTTTGCGGCGGTGATGGCTCGGAAGGTGATGGAGGAGGAGCCGGGGTTGGCGGGGTTTTTTGAGACGAGGGAGCGGAAGAGTGTGGCCCCCGGAAGTGGTGCAAGTGCTAAGCCGCGAGCGGCGGGAGGTGGGGTATGAGTAGTGCGATTGAATGGACTGAAGAAACGTGGAATCCGGTGGTGGGGTGTAGTTTTGCGAGCGAGGGTTGCCGTAACTGTTATGCGGTGGGTATGACGCATCGGCTGGGTTCGATGGCGTTGGCTGATATAGACAAAGGCAAAGACCCAGGTAAAAAAGGCGACTACGTTGCGCTTACCGTGAAAAACAGTCGAGGTGTGCGTCATTTCAACGGGCAGGTGCGAACGATTGACTCGGCGTTGTCGGTGCCGCTGAGGCGCAAGACGCCGACGCGGTACTTCGTGAACAGCATGGCGGATTTGTTTCACCCGAAGGTGCCGTTTGATTTCATCGACAAGGTGTTTGCGGTGATGGCGTTGTGTCCGCAGCACACGTTTCAGGTGTTGACGAAGCGGCCGGAGCGGATGGCGGAATACACAAATGAGCTTTACTCGGGTCAGAGAAGCATCGGCGACGCTTCGGATGGAATGTGGAGCAGCATGATGGCATCGCGTCTACAGGTCGCCGCTGCATTTGGTGTAAAGCCTGGTGGCGGTGTTGGCATCAGGACCGATCACCCATTGAAAAACGTCTGGCTCGGCACGTCGGTCGAGGACCAGGCGACTGCGGATGAGCGCATCCCGCACCTGCTTCGATGCCCGGCGGCGGTACGGTGGTTGTCGTGTGAGCCGCTGCTGGGGGCGGTGGATATTACTTGCGGGCTTCCGCATTACAAGTGCGACGCCGGCGAGATGGACGCGATCTACCACGGCGAGCGCTGTAAGACAGACGATTGCGGATGGCGAGGTCTTGAGCATCCGGACAAACAGCGGAGGATTGAGACGACGACACCAGGCGGTATCGAGTCGGGGCTATGTCGATGCTTGCAGGCTGGCGTGGATCGGATCTATGGCGGCGTTGATTGGGTCGTAGCCGGCGGCGAGTCGGGCAAGGGCGCGAGGCCGATGCACCCTGATTGGGCTCGATCGCTACGGGATCAGTGCCAGGCGGCCGGCGTGCCGTTCTTCTTTAAGCAGTGGGGCCATTGGGTGCCATACGAGCAAAGCGCTCAGGCTCCGATGCTGATCGGGCAGGATGGGCGCGAGGTCGATGGGCACGCGATCCCGCCTGATTGCGTGGATCAAGTGAATCAAGAAGTTGGCGGTTGGATGATGGACGATCAGTGCGATGTGTATCGGCGTGTTTATAAGAAGGCCGCGGGGCGGTTGTTGGATGGGGTGGAGCACAATGAGTACCCGGCCGCTGAAGCGGCCTCGGCCGTGGGAGATAAGGGATGAACCAACTCGGCTTGTTTGGTGATGTTCCGAGTCAGCGGTGGGATCGCGTGTTTTATTACGGCGGGATTGTTCAGCTTCGGATTGATCATCGGCACTTGATGTACATGATTGATATTCAAGCTGTCGGGCTGTCTCACAAGCCGCGATATGAGGTGCAGTTGCGGCGGTGGAATAATAAAAAGTACACGCTTCGAACCAGTGCGCGCGGGTTCAAGTCTTGGCGGCGGTTGTTTAAAACATTGCCCGAGGCGGATCAGCTGGCGGCGCGGTTGGAGGCGTTGTTGAAGAGTCGGCGGGCGCGACGAGTCGCGGCGCTTCGTGGTGAGAGGGTTGGGGTATGACGGAGCGGGAGATTCAGAATGCTTTTGCGCGTCGGCGGACGGCGTGGGGGTTGTTGTTGCCGAATTACACGCCGGGGGATTGGTATGAGTGTGATTTGTTTGCGGTGACGAAGGCCGGGTATTTGGTTGAGCATGAGATCAAGTTGACGGTCGCGGACTTTAAGGCGGATGAGAAGAAGGGTCGGCCGGCGCGGCGGTACGCTCGGGCGAGTGCGCGGAATCCGATTGTTGAGACGAAGCATGAGCGGCTGGCGGCGCGGGATGAATCGGGCCCGAGTCGGTTTAATTACATCGTGCCGCGCGGCCTGGTTTCGGTTGATGATGTGCCGGAGTGGGCGGGGTTGATCTATGCGGATGTGCACCTGGATTACCCGTCGAAGGGCCGGCGATGGATTTGGTTTGAGGATGTGAAGGCCGCGCCGCGATTGCACAAGGTGAAGGTGACGGAGGCGGTGATGAAGCACGCGAAGGGCGTTTGTTATTACCGGTATTGGAATGAGCGATTGCGGGGTGTGGCATGAGCGAGGCGGTGATGAGGGTGAATGCGTTGGCGCAGTGGTTCGGGTCGAATCGGGCGTTGGCGGAGCGGGTGGGTGTGGAGCTGGGGCGGCTTTCGTGGTGTGGTGTGCCGTTCATGGGTGGGGCTTGTGAGTTGCCTTTTATTGATTGTCGGCAGGGTGTGGCGAATGATATGCATGCGCACGTGGTGAATCTGGCGCGGGTGGTGGCGGATCCGGCGTTGAAGGGTCGGCTGGCGTCGCGGGTGGAGGGGTTGTTGTTTCACCCGGCGGAGTTGGCGTTGGCTCAGTCGCGTTGTATCGATCGGGATGCGGATGCGAATGGTGGTTTGTTTGTCGATGTGCGGCCGGCGCGGCCCGATGTGGCGAGCGTGGAGTGGGCGGCGGACTACCTGGTGTGTTCGTGGTTTGGGCGAGGGGGGCTGAGCGGGACGCGGGGAGAGTTTCGGCAGAAGGTGAGTGCGCGGTATAGCCCTGAGGGTGGGGGGAGCGGCCGACGGTGGCGGTCGGCGGTGGAGTCGCTGGACGCGTGGCATGCGGCGCTGAAGGGTTGGGAGTTTGAGCAGGAGGACGGGCTGGTGTTTCTAGACAAGGTGCACGATCGGCCTGGGGTGGGGCTGTACGTGGATGCGCCTTGGCCTGAGGATGGGGATGGGTATGTGCACCGGTTCACGGAGCGGCACCAGCGGGTGCTGGCGGCGAAGCTGAACGGGTTTGAGCATGTGAAGGTGGTGGTGCGGTATGGGGATCATCCGTTGATTCGGGAGCTATACCAGCCGGCGGATGGTTGGCGGTGGATTGAGCAGGGGAGTAAGGACATGCATGGGGGTGAGGTGGAGGAGGTTTTGATTGTGAAGAGTAGGGAGGCGGATTGATGTATTTGGGTGGTTCGGTGCGTCGGGCGGATCGTCGGTTTGAGGATTGGCACGCGGAGGGGTTTGAGCGGTTTGGAATCTTCCCGATGCGTTGGTTTTGGTGTCCGAAGTGTGGTCTGGTGCACACGCCGGCGCACGCGGCGGGGGTCGGGGTTGAGGATGATCGACAGGGGTGCGTGTGTCCGGAGAGGTTGGGCGGGTGTGGGTTTCCGTGGTTTGGTTGCCGGGATGTGGGCGAGTATTACCGTCGGTTTATGACGCCGCGGATTGATGCGGATGGGATGGTTTCGATCGCGAAGGATGGTGATCGGGTTGCGTTTCGCGTGTTGCCATACTGTCCGGTGGGTTTTGAGCCGGGCGAGGGGAGTGGTCCGGTTTGTTTGTTGGGTGTGGCGTCGGCTAATCGCGATGAACCGCGGCGGTTGACTCGTGGGGGTGGATCGTGAGGGTGTTGGCGCTTGATCCGAGTTCGTCGTGTACGGGGTATGCGGTGTTGGAGGGTTTGTTGCCTGGGGAGTTGTTGGAGGGGGGATTGTTGAAGCCGAGCGATTCGAAGTATGTCTGGGCAGGTAGCGCGGAGGCGTCGTTGTCGGATGTGTCGGCGTGGCTTGGCTCGGGTGAGTTGGCGGCTTATCGTCGAGTGATTGAGACGTTGGAGGATGTGCGTGAGTTGGTTGAGCGGGTGAAGCCTGATCGTGTGGTGTTGGAGGTGCCGAGCGGAAAGGTGGGGACGGGAGCGCGGCGTGGTGCGCGTGGATCGCTGACGACGTATGGGATGGCTGCGGGCGCGGTGTGGTCGGTGTGTCGGGAGCTGGCCCCCGGAATTGGTGCGGCGGTGATCCCGGTGACGGAGCGGCAGTGGACAAAGGATGCGGGGAGCAAGGCGAAGCGGGTTGCGCTGGTGAAGTCGGTGTATGGTCGGCGGTATGACGCGTCGGCGGATGATGGTATGGATACGGCGGATGCGATCGGGCTGGGGAGGTGGTATTGGCGTCGGTGTTTTGAGGGTGGGGTTGTTTCGAGGCGTTTAGCCGAGTAGGATTCGTGAGCAGACGCCGTCCGCGTAGTGAGGCGGTCGCGTGTCTACATTGATTTCAGGTGATGCGACGTTTGAGTCGTCGGGCTCGGTTTGGGGCCCGGTGGGGATTTGTCTTGCGCACACGGGACCGACGAGCGCGACGGTGTTGACGGATGTTGAGCTTTTTGGTGTGACGATTCCGGCGGGTTATGACACGGATGGTGCGAGTGTTCCGCGTGCGTTTTACAACGTGATTGCGCGTTTTACTGATGCGCTGCCGGCGGCGCTGGTGCATGATTTTCGTTATGACCCTTGGCCTGATGCGGATGGGGTGAAGCGTCGGGTGATGACGCGTGGCGAGGCGGATCGTGAGTTTCTTCGGAATTTGCGGGCGAGTGGTTTGAGCCGGCGTCGGTCGTGGTTGGCGTATAGCGCGGTGCGCGCGGCGGGTTGGCGTGCTTGGAATGCTGGCACGTCGCGCGGGACGTTGAATATAGGAGAGGTGTGATGACGCGATCGTTTTTTGAAAACGCGATTGTTGCGGTGTTGCTTGGTTTGGCGGTGCTGATGATGTGCGTTGGTTGCTCGGTGAAGCAGGCGGAGGTGATCAAGCCGGATGGGACGGTGGTTCGTGTGACGATCAATTCAATTCTGACGAGCGAGCGTAGCGAGGGGTTGAGCTACGGGCGGGTGGATGGCGAGGTGATGTTGGAGCTGGGGCCGATGGGTGCTGATCCGGAGGCGGAGCAGTTGGGGGCGATTTTGGGTGCGGCGATCAAGGAAGCGACGCGATAGCAGGGACGCGAGGTGCGGGCAGGGATGCCCGATTTTTTATGACGATTGAAGCCGTTATTGAGTTGGTCGTTGTGACGATTGTTGGCGTGTTGACCGTGACAACGGCCGGCGTTTATGCGGTTCGAAAACATTGGGAGAGTTTTCGCGATGTGATGTTGCAGGATGCGAAGTCTGTGCAGCGAAAGATTGAATCGACGACGGCGGTGATGAATGGGGCGCTTCAGGATTTTTGCGAGCCGCTGGATTACCCGTGTTGGTACAAGCTGGCGGAGTATCAGGAAGACGGGACCGTTGTTTTTTACATGCAGTATTTGAACGCTGCGTATGAACGGGAGTTTGGTAAGCCGCGCGATGAGTATGTGGGCCAGACAGATTTTCAGGTTTGGCCGCGTGAGATTGCGGAGGTGTTTTTTGCTCACGATGCTTCGGTTTTGGCGAGCGGTAAGCAGACGCGGTTCGTTGAGCAGGTGCCGGTGAATATCAACAATCCGTCGGGTCCGAAGGTCGCGCGGGAGTTTGATAAGTGGATCATCAAGCGCAATGGCAAGGTGGGCATTGCGGGGATGATGCGGCCGGTGATTGCTGAGGTGATTGTGGATGATGATGGTCAGATCAATGGAGATGGCGATGCGTAACACGATGTTTTGGATTGTCGGTGTTTTGGTTTGGTGCGTTTCGGGGTTGTCTGTTTTGGCCGAGCCGACGCAGTCGGAGGTGGATGAGCTGCGTGAGACGATTCGTGCGCTGAGCGAGCGGGCGAAGGCGATCAAAGATGCGAGCGATGACGAGGCGGTGAAGACGAATGCACGGGCGATCGAGCGGATCGCGGATGTCGCACGGACGCTGGGGGTTGAGCTTGATGGGCTGGTTGATGACGCGGCGGTTGTTTCGCCTGAGCCGATTGATCCTGATAAGCCGCCGCTCGTTCCCGACCCCGGTACAGATTCGGGCGAGGGGAGCGAGCCGGCGGTTTTGGTGCCTGGCGAGGGGTGGGCGGGGCCGACGGCGACGCCGGCGAAGATTGGGGATCGTCACGAGCGTGCGGTGGCGCATTGGAACGTGGTGCCGGAGCAAAGCATCGAGGACGGATTTACGGTTGGGGTGATCGCGCATCACCTGGACGGGGTTGATCGGGTTGAGATCGGAGTGAATGGTGCGTGGGTGACGGTGCGTGAGCCGAGCGTGAATCCTCGGACGCGGTGTGAGGAGTATTGGGTCGCGCTTGAAGTTGAGCAGGGAAGCGATGAGCCGCTCGAGTTGCGGGCGATCGTTTATCCGGTGCGTGGCACGCCTTACGTGGTTCGTCCGCTGGGCGATGCGTACAGCCAGCAGGACTTGACGCTGTACCCGTTTGAAGTTGGCGAGGTGATCGAGCTTGGCGCGGGTATTCACACGATCGATCGGCGGGACTTGCCGGAGGTGGGTTGGCTGACGATCCGGGGGAAAGATGGTCTTGATCGCGGCGAGGTCGTGATCGGCGACATCGGCACGGACTGGCACGGCGGCCGGCTGAAGTTCGAAGGCGTAACGATCACGATGGGGCCGGGCGGGAGCAACCTTCGCGGGCGTTGGTCGAGTCGTGACGATGGTCAGCATGTTTGGCTGGATGATTGCCGGGTGATCGGGAACGGGCCGGGGGATCAGACGTGGTGGACGGCGTATTTTTGGGAGACGGCGAGCTACACGGACACGGAGATCAGCGACGTTCAGACGGCGTTTCAGGGGGATGTGGGTTTGGTGAGGAATTGTCACGTTCATCACGTTTACGAAGACGTTTTTCGCATGATGGGCTTGCATGTGAACGTGTTGATCGAGGATGTGGATCGCCGGCCGCTGACGGACGCGCAGCCGGGCTTTGATGCGCCGCATCCGGATCTGTGGCAGCGGCAGACGGTGCGGGACACGATCAGCCAGGACATCACGGCGGTAAAGAACATTTATGCGCAGGGTTTTTTTCCGAATCGCGTGGAGGATGCGGCTTTGGTGCGGGTCGCGGTCGATCGCAACGGCGCGTATCGGTCGATGCAGATCATGGGTGAAACGAAGAACCTGCTGATCGCGGACAGCGCGTTTGATGGAAAGAGCCTGTTGCGCGGGAGCGTCGCGCCGGGCGAGCGGATCGTGTTGCGGAACACGGAATTGAGCGAGGACGGCGGGTGGGACGTCGATGGTGTGGAGGTGCGGAACACGATCGGGTTTTTCAACTTCGGCGGTTCTTCGCGCGAGGGGCTGGCGCAGTATCCGTCGCAGAATAAGCGGCTGATGGATGCGGGCTCGTGGCAGGCGTGGGCGTCCGCGACGGTTGATGAGTTGCCGGCGAGCGTTCGGCGGGTGTGGCTGCACAATCCGTTCGGGTTGTGGCGGAAGGCGGGTGATGACGATCGGCTGATGTGGATCGATCAGTGGTCGATGGCGCGGGGTGTGTATCGGACGGAGCTGGTGGACCCGGCGGCGTTCGCTGAGGCGGTGGCGATTTTGAAGGCGGGCGGGGTGCGTGAGGTGATCGCGTATGTGGGCTCGCCGCAGACGCTGGACGAGGTGACGTTCGACGGGGTGTACGAGCATGTTGCGATTTATCTCGATGCGGGGTGCTCGATTGGGTTTGATGCGACGTTTGACTGGCGGGCAGGCGACGCGGTGGATGAGGTGATTCAGGCGATCCGTGCGAAGGGTCATCGCGTGTACTGCGAGCCTTGGCCGCTGGCGGGGCGCGAGTACGGCGCGATTGATGGGTGGGTGATGGCGGATCGGTTTTTGGAGAATCAGGTGGCGAAGGGCTTTGTACGCGACGGCGACCTCGCGGAGTCGTTCGACGCGGAGCAGATCGTGATTCAACGTGAGTGGGATGCGGCGGCGCTGGGCGAGCTTGATGCGACGCTGGCGGTGCGGCTTTGGTCGGAGACGGGGAGGTCGCTTTCGCGATGACGTTTAAGTCGCTGAGTTTTGACGGTGGAGTTTTTTCGGGTCGTTTGTCGGATCCGACGTTTTCGCGTGCGACGGCGTCGGTGAATGCGGATGGTTCGACGAGCGCGGCGAACGCGGTGCGGATCGGCAAGCCGACACTGATCGCGGATGCACCCGAGTTCTCGCGCGACATTGCGACGGCGAGCAATCATCGGTTCATGGCGGCGGGGCTTTCGCGGGATAACGTGACGCGGGTGCGCGGGTTGTTTGAGGCGGCATCCGGTGAGCTGCAGATCTTCATCGATGACGATTTGACGCCGACGCGGACGATCGATTGTTTGCGGGCGGATGACGGGGATGAGGACCTGGCGGCGAATCTTTCGGGTGTGACGCGGAAGGCGAACACGCGATACGTGCCGCGGGTGATGAAGATTTGCTCGGGGTACATGGCGGTCGCTTGCCGGCGTGACGTCGACACGAACAGCGATGCGAGCAATCGGGCGTGGTCGGCTCGGGGAGTGAGCGTGTTGGTGTCGCAGGATGACGGGGTGACCTGGTCGTTTTTGCAGCACGTGGATGATGGTGATGATCCGGCGGGCGAGGCGGGTGCGAACGGGCTGGGCCGACTCAACGTGTGGGCTTTGTCGTTGTCTCCGCTGGAGGTTGTCGATGGGATCGTGCGGAAGATCGGCGTGAACCTGGTCGATTATCAGGTGGGCGCGACGCGGGACGGGTTGCAGTTGTTTTTTGCGGAGGTGTCGCGCTCGACGGATACGGGCTCTTATACCGAGCGGGACCTGGTGACGGTGCTTTCGATCACCGGCGGGGATGCGGTGTTTCATGGGCACAGCGCGTATTCGTTTACATCCGGCGGTGATGTGCATTTGCTTTATGTGACGGGCGACACGATCGGGAATCAATCGGTGGCGGTGCAGGTGTTTAGCTTGGCGACGTACGACACGGCGCTATCGACGACGCGGACCTTGTTGCATGGCGGCTCGACGGATCAGGGGGATGCGGCGCGGAGCGGGAATCAGTCGATCGGGTTTGTGCCTGGGCCGGATGATTTTACGGCGTTGTCGGGGGTTGATGATGCGTGCGGGGGGATTCAGCTTTTTCGTTATGACCCGAGCGGGCCGAGCTTGGAGATCGAGACGGTTTACGGGCTGGGGTCGGTCGATCGGACGGACTTGATCGTGACGCAGATCGATTGTTTCGATGAGGGTCGGCGGGCTCATTATGTGGCGCGTGTGCATCCGGTGGGTGCGACGAGTTCGTGGCATGATGAGTTGGCGAGTCGGATCGTGTATTCGCCGGACGGCAGGCGGTTTGCCGCGGTGTTGGCTCGGTCGAGTGATGATGCGGATTCGAATCCGGGCCCTTGCGCGACGGATGGCGTGAAGCTGTTTGTGGGCAATGGGCCGAGCGTGGGCGATGGGGTTTATTCGGCGGATGTGCCGCGGACGCGGTTGGTGAAGCCTGCGCTGCTGGCGGGTGGTGGACGCAACTATGCGGACGGGACGGCGACGCCGGTGGGCCCGACGAACGACAACACGGTGACAGTGCAGTCTCGGTCTGGCGGCGAGGTGGTTGATCCTCGGACGAGTCTGCCGTTTGACGAGCAGCCGCCGGCGCTAGGGCAGGTGATCCGGTATGAGTTCGCGGGGAATGTGGTTTCGACGAAGCGGATGCGGCTGACAGGTACGACGGTGCCTTCGGGTCGGGTGACGGCTCGGGTGTGGCTTCGGTCGCTTGTGCCTGGGACGATGTTTTTGCAGACGCGGCTGGCGGGTAATGACGGGACGCAGCGAAACGGTGTGCTTCGGAACGTGGACATTCCGCAGAGCGATTCGTGGACGCCTTTGATCGTTGAGGATGATCTATCGGCGGCGACGGGGAACATGCTGATCGAGTTGTTCGTGTCTCAGTTCGCTGCGGGGCCTGCGGATTTTCTGGTGGTGGTCGAGTACATCCGAATCGGCGGCGCAGAGCTTGGGTACGCGACGGCCGAGGGGACGACGTCGGCGGACGATGAGTTTTTGTCGGTGGGCGTGGACACCTTTGATGAGGCTTCGCTGGTGGCGGTGATGCCGATGCCGGCGGAGGGCTGGGATGCGACGCGGGATGCGAGCGCGGCGGGTACGACGGTGCCGGTGCTGACGTGGCGGCAGGACGCCACCAACTACATCGCGCTGTCGTATGAGCTGGACACGAAGACGCTGGAGGCGGTGATGGTCGAGGGCGGCTCGACGCTGGGGACGGCGAGCGCGGCGTGTTTCCCGCTGCGTGATGACGTGGTGCGGGTTGGTTTGGTGTTGACGGCTTCGGGGTTGACGTTGCACGCGTTTGTCGGAGGCGGGCCGGTGGTGAGCGCGACGGTGACCGCGGCGAACGGGCTTAACGGGAAGCTCGATGAGGTTTGGCTGAATCGCGACGCGGCGGGGACGGGGTATGGGTCGGTGGGGGTTTCGGATTTGATCCTCGAGGGTGTTGCGTACGCTGCGAGTGATGTTGCGTCGGCGCGAGGTTGGTGCGGGCGTCCGCCTGGGCTTTATTTGTTTGATCAGAGCGGTGGTGATGAGCTGGCTTCGCTGGCATTGCCTGGTGCGGGTGGTGCGTTTTCGTTTGATGTGGCGGGGCTGGGTTTGTCGGCGGGTTCGTATCAGTTTGGTGTGTCGGCGGTGAATGAGTATGGATGTGAGAGTGAGCGGGCGTTGATTAGCGTTGAGATTGATGCGGGTGGTGATTTGGCGGCGTTGATTGATGCTCGCGAGGTGCGGGCGGAGGCATTGGCGGGCGGATCGGTGGCGGTGAGTTGGGAGGCGTTTGCTTCGATTGCTGAGGCGAGCACGAGGACGGAGCCGGCGGAGTATGAGATTGCGGAGACGGGTGATTTGTCGAGTGTTTTGGCGACGGTGGCGTGGAATCCGACGCGGTATCACCGAGGGGAGCTTGGGCCTTATGCGGATGGGTTGACGAAGACGTTTGCGGTTCGTGCGAGTGATGGGGTGGTGAGTGGTGTGCGTGGGCCTTGGGTTGAGGCGGCGGCGGTGGTGACGGATGCGGTTGGGCCGGCGGTGCCTGATATTGATGAGGCGAGCTTGCCGGAGGGTTGTGGGTGTGATTAGTGGGGTTGTGCTAAGCCGCAAGCGGCTGAGTGTGGATCCGCCCGCTGAAGCGGGCTCCGCCTGGGTGCGGTTTTTGATGGTTTGTGGTGATGGTGGACAAGGAAGGCCCGGCGGGCGGTGGGTTTAACCCTGAGCGTGGACGGCGCAACCGTCCGCCGGGCACTTTATGAAGGTATCAGGTGGTGGTGGCATGGCGAAGACCCCCGGAAGTAAAACGAAGAAGGCGACGAGGAAGCGTGCTAAGCCGCAAGCGGCGAAGAAGAAGCGGGCGCGGAAGAAGGTGGACCCCGGAAGTTCGGCACAAGGTGCTAAGCCGCGAGCGGCTGGGGGAGCGCGTGGGAAGTCGAAGCCCAAGTCGGCTAAAGCCGGCTCGCCTGGTGGGGGTGGGGCAGGTGGGCTCGAGTTGAAGATGGTGGCGGCGGGGGAGTTGGTGGGGCATCCGGATAATTGGCGGGTTCATCCGCCGAGCCAGGTGCAGGCGTTTGAGGCGGTGGTGGGTGAGGTTGGGTTTGTGGGGTACGTGGTCGTGAACCGGCGGACGGGGCACGTGCTGGATGGTCATATGCGTAAGGATGCGGTGCCGGCGGAGACGCTGGTGCCGGTGCTGTATGGGGACTGGTCGGAGGATCAGGAGCGATTGGTGCTGGCGACGTTTAACCCGCTGGGGGATCTGGCGGGTTTGGATGTGGCGAAGGGTCAGGCGCTGCTTGAGTGTGTGGCGAGTGGTGAGCCGGCGGTGCAGGCGTTACTAGAGGGGATTGAGCAGGATGTGGAGCGTGCGTTGGCGAAGGCTCGGCGGGCGGAGCCGGCCCCCGGAAGTGATGAGGACCGCGGCGATGATGGCGCGGGTGAGGGTGGCGGATCTTCGAAGGCGGAGAAGGACGTGCAGGCGGTGCACCGGGTGATGATCGAATGCTCGGACAAGCTGGATCAGTTGACGCTGGTGCAGCGGTTTAAGGCAGAGGGGTATGAGTCGGTGAAGGCTTGTGGGGGAGGTGGGTGATGGCTGAGAAGCGGACGGTGGATTGTGGGAGCGCTAAGCCGCGAGCGGCGGGGAGGGGGGCGCGGTCGAGGTTGGGTCGTAAGTCTGAGAAGTCGGGGGGTAAGTCTGAGACGATGGGTGAGCCGCGGTTGGAAGTTTGGTCGGCGGAGAAGTTGAAGGCGCATCCGTTGAATATGCGGACGCACCCGGCGAGCCAGCGGGCGGCGCTGGATGCGGTCATGGATCGCGCGGGGTGGGCTGGTGCGGTGATTGTGAATGAGCGGACGGGGCATGTGATCGATGGGCACTTGCGGATGGAGCGGGCGCTGGAGACGGGGGAGGATGTGCCGGTGTTGCTGTTTGATCTGCCGGCGGATCGTGAGCACCTGGCGTTGGCGACGCATGACGCGCTGGCGCGGTGGGCGGAGGGTGATTCGGAGAAGTATGGCGAGCTGGCTGGGGAGGTGGCGGCGGCGTTTGAGGGGCTGGGGGATGAGCTGGCCGGGGTGATGGCGGATGTGCGGGCGGAGCTCGCTGGGGAGGATCAGCGGAAGGCGTCGGCGGCGAGCGAGGCGGCGGCTGGGTATTGGGTGAGTGTGGAGTGCGGTAGCGAGGCAGAGCAGAAGCGGGTGTATGAGAAAATGAAGGCGGAGGGGCGGGGGTGCAGGGTGTTGACGGTATGACGAGTGCGACGTTTGCAGATATTGAGGCTTATCACCGGTCGGGCGGGCGGTTTGATATGGAAGAGGTGCCGGACGGGCTGGTGTTTACCTGGCACGGCGGGGATCTGGTGATGATGACGATGGAGCTGGTCGCGGAGTTTGAACGGCGGCGGATGTGGGAGCGCATGCCGTGGGTTTTTGAACGGTTGGGCGTGGTGCCTGGGATGGGCGCTATTTTGTATCGGAAGCTGGGGGAGCGGGCGTATTGATGCGGTCTATTTCTGCGTTGAATTTTTTGATGTGTGGTTTAACTTCAATCTCGAATTGCTTGAATACCTGGCCGATTTTTTGCATGGTCTTTGTGATTGATCCCGCCATCATTTTGACGCGTTCTTTCACTTCGTCGTCTGTCATGTCTTCGGTATCGATGCCGATCTTTTTGAGTCGAAAACGGGCGATTGATACGTTAGTGTCGATGGGCTCTTGCATGGTTGGAGTTTAGCATGCCGAAGGTTGATGAGGTGGTTGAGTGTGAGGTGGCGCGGTCGTTTGCTGTTGATCAGGCGGCGGGGATGTTTGATGTGAAGCTCGAGGAGAAGAGCCGGACGCGGATACGGGGGGAGTTGCCTGGGCTGGATGAGGATTGGGTGATAGGGGCGGTGATCGGGCCCAGCGGGAGCGGGAAGGGGACGGTGACGCGGGCGGTGTATGGGGATGATTTTTTGGAGGTGCGTGAGAATAAGGCGACGCCGTTTGAATGGGACAAGGCGAAGGCGATCGTGGATGGGTTTGGTGATGCTCCGTTGCAGGAGGTGACGGCGCTGCTGGGGAGTGTTGGGCTGGCGACGCCGCCGGCGTGGGTGCGGCCTTATGCGGCGTTGAGCACGGGGCAGCGGTTCCGGGCGGATCTTGCGCGGGCGTTGATGCTGGATCGCGAGCTGGTGGCGTTCGATGAGTTTGGGGGGACGGTGAGCGAGGATGTGGCGAACGTGTGCGCGGCGACGGTGGCGAAGACGGTGAGGAAGGGGCGGAGCAGGTGCCGGCGATTTGTGGCGGTTGGTGCGCGGGATAATTTTGTTGATTGGTTGGGGCCGGATTGGGTGTTGGATATGTCGAGGCAGCCGGGCGTGCTGGAGTGGCGCGCAAGGGGGCGGGTTCGGCCCCCCGGAAGTGCTAAGCCGCAAGCGGCGGGGGGATCTTCCGGGGGCGGTGGGCGGCCGGGGGTTGATTTTGAGGTGCGGCGGTGCGGGCGTGAGGCTTGGCCGATGTTTGCTGCGCATCACTATTTGAGCGGTTCGCTGGTGGTGGGTGCGAAGTGTTATGTGGCGCGGGTGAAGCCGGCGGGGGCGGCGGATTGGTCGGTGGCGGGGTTTTGTGCGACGGCGCAGAACCCGGGGCACGTGGGGTATCGGCGGATTCATCGGCTGGTGGTTTTGCCTGATTGGCAGGGGCTCGGGATCGGGGGACGGTTGCTGGATGCGGTGGCTGCGGTGGAGGCGGTGCGGTCGAAGGTGTCGATCACGACGAGTCATCCGGCGCTGATGAATGTGTTGGGGCGGAGCGATCGGTGGCGGCTGTCGAGTCAGACGAAGGGCTGGTCGAAGCAGACGAATAAGAAGATCGTGGGCGGGGGGAGTTTTGGGCGTGTGGTGGCGAGTTTCCGGTGGGTTGGATAGGCCGGGGAAAAGTTTTTTATCTCTGAATCAGTGACCGCGGCCAGCTAGAGGGGTCTGCGGCGGTTTTTCCTTGTTTTTAGCCGATTTTTGGGCGAAGGGTCTAGGCACGGGTGGCCCGATGTCTATAATAGGGACAGTTAAAGGGAACAAAACAAACCACCAACACGGAGCCTCATTATGACCAACGCAACTTTGACAACTGAACGCGAAACGCTGCCAAGCAAGCTGGCGGATCAGATCGTGGAGCTTTACAAGGCGGACGCTTTTGGGGACGTGCATGATTCGTTTTTGTTGGCCTGGCATGAAGTGGCGCAGCGTAACGGGATGTATGCGGATAGCGATGTGATGCGTGAAGCGGGGCGGATGGCTTGGGTTGAAGTTGGTTGATTGATGTGCCGTCGTCGTCGGCTTAGCGGCTGGCGGTGGCTTTTCACCCTTAACCGCGGCAAAGCCGCAGAATCGAGATAGTTATGAGCCATGAGATTGATATGAGTAACGGACGCGCGAATGTGATGGTTGCCGGTGAAGCCCCTTGGCATCGCCTGGGTGTGAATGTAGATCGGGCGCAAACGTCGGATGAAGCGATTGGTTTGGCGGGTCTTGACTGGCGGGTTGAGTCTTGGCCGGTGCGTGCGTTTGATGCGGAGACGGATCGGAGTATCCATGTGCCGAATAAGGTGGCGTTGGTGCGTGACGATACGAAGGCGGTGGTGGGGGTGCATAGTGAGAGTTACGCGCCGTTACAGAACCGCGATGCGTTTGGATTTATGGATTCGCTGGTGCAGGATGATGTGCTGCGATATGAGACGGCTGGGAGTTTGAAGGGCGGGAAGGTGATTTGGATGCTGGCGAAGTTGCCAGGGTCGATCGAGTTGGCTGGTGGGGCGGATGTTTCGCATCCGTATATGTTGCTGAGTAATTCACATGACGGGACGCAGGCGATTCGGGTGATGCCGACGGCGGTGCGTGTGGTGTGTCAAAACACGCTGCGGATGGCGCATGGTCGGCGAGGTCAGCGCGGGTTGAGTATCCGGCATACGGGGCGCATTGAGTCGAAGATTGCTGAGGCTCGCGAGGTGTTGGGTCTGGCGGTGAAACAGACAAAGGCTTACGGCGAGCAGGTAAGCGCGCTTGCTGGCAAGTCGTTGAAGCGGGCTGAGGCGTTGGCATATTTTGAGGGTGTTGTGCCGATTGAGCGTGGGGCTAGTGAGCGGACGAAGCGTGCGGTGGATAAGACGCGTGGGCGATTGATGGAGTTGTTTATGGATGAGCCAGCGAACACGCTGAAGGGTATTGAGGGGACGGCCTGGGCAGCGTTGAATGCGGTGACGCAGTATGTGGATCATGAGGCTCGTGCGATGGGGCAAGGGGCGATGAAGGATGAGAACCGTTTGCGATCGTCTTGGTTTGGTCAGGGTGACGCGATGAAGTCGGATGCGTTTGAGGATGCGTTGGACTTGTTGTGATGATGGAGTGGGGTAGCCGGTGGTGGGTGAAAGCCCGTCGCTGGCTTTGTTGTTGGTTATGCGTGTGATGGTGTGTATTGTGTAGAGTAATAGGGAACAGGTGAGGCGCTATGTCCAGACCATTGACGACGACCGACGGGCCGCTTGAGCATGAGGTGCGTGCGCGGCTGTCGCTGCGTCAGCGAAAGCTGTTGGATGCGTTGCATGATGTGATGGTGAAGGATGAGGCGAAGCAGGCGAAGGCGGAGGGGCGGGGTACAGTGAAGATAACTGAGGCTCATGTGATGCGTTTGGCGCTGGATCACCTGGTGGATACGCATGAAGGTTTCGCTGGGTTAAAGAAGAAGGTGAAGCGATGAGGCTAGGCGAGGCGTCAAGCGTTCAGGGGGCAGGGGGGTGGGGTCTAAAGGTACTTTGGACGGGGGATAGGGGTCCTGCGGGGGATATGACGTGCAGGCTAGGGCGCTTTTTTTTTTGCCCGACTTTGGGTTGTGAGGTTGTTAACAATCGATGACAGTCTCCGCTCGCAATCAGGCGGAATTGGGGGAGTTGCTTGGAATCACGCAGCAGGCTGTATCGAAGTTGATTAAGACGCCGGGTTGGCCGGTGAAGAAGCGGGGGCCATGGTCTACGTCTGAGGTTCGGTCGGTGCTGGATTGGCACGCGACGCTTCGTGAGCAGACGCATCAGGGGGCGAATGATTCAGTAGGCGGTGGCTCGGCGGCGGAGGTTAGTCTGGCTTTGAAGCAGATGACTGTCTTGCTGCGGAAAGAGCAGCGCGAGAAGGTGAAGCTTGAGAATGAGATCAAGCGGGGGAAGCTGGTACAGCGTGAGCTGCTGGATCTGTCGTTGGGTGGGATGGCGGATCAGTTTGTGAATGTGATTGAGCAGCTTCGGATGAACCTGCCTCGCCGGTTTCCGGGGATCGATAAGGATGGGCTGGATCACCTGCTGGATGCGTACCTGCTGAAACTTGCGAACCAGACGGAGATTCAAGCGCGTAGTGTTGATGATGCGATCGCGGAGGCACGGCGCCGGGCGGCGGCGGATAAGTCGGCGTCGTCCACTAAGAAAACGCGAGGGAGGGCCAAGCGGTGAGCGTGATTGATGGCTCGGGCATGGTGGAGATTGCTGAGGGTATTCGGCGGCGCTTTCGGCCGAAGCCGCGGCTGTCGGTGAGTGAGTGGGCTGAGAAGCACCCGTTTTGGATCGTGGAGAAGGGCGCGGAGGCGGGGGTGTATGACCTGGGCCGGACGCCATATATGCGTGAGCCGATGGACGCGTGCGGGGATCCTTCGGTGCGTCGTGCGAATTGGGTGATCTGCCCGCAGGGCGGTAAGACGAAGGCGGCGGAGGTGGTGATCGCCTATCGGCTGGAGTATCGAGCGGGGAATATGCTTTACGTTCGTCCGACCGAGCCGGATATTGATGAGGCGTTTCGTGATCGCTTCGCGCCGATGTTGCAGGAGAATTTGCCGCACCTGGTGCCGACGCTGGGGAAGTGGATGGTGCTGAGCAAGAATCAGCGGATCGAGCTGACCAACGCGATTATCTATGGCGCGGCATCGACGATTGCGCGGCAGTTCACCAGTCGTACGACGCCGATGATTTATTACGACGAGACGGACACGGGCGAGGCGACGGGGAACAGCCTGGGCAACGTGCTCGATGTCGCGGACGATCGGCAGATGGCGCTTGATGATTCGGATGCGTTCACGCTGGGCTCGAGCTCGGCGAAGCTGGACACGGGCTCGAATTGGGTTGCGTATGACGAGCGAAGCGATCGCCGGTCGTATTGGGAGCCTTGCCCGGAGTGCGGTATGTATCAGGAACTGCCGGCGGAGAAGGGATTGTTCGATCGGCATTTTGTGACGCTGGATGACGAGCGCGACTCAGACACGATTTTGCGGGATCGGTTGGCGCGGTTTGTTTGTGCGGGGTGCGGGTGTTTGATTGATGATTCGTGGCAGGGGTGGATGTGTGATCGCGGGGTGTGGGTGCCGGCGGGTCAGCGGGTTGCGGAGCGTCTGCCGTTGAAGCAGCGGCAGATTGTGGAGCATGATTCGCTGCAGCGGTTGCCGGATGATGATCGGTGGGTGCCGAAGTTCGAGGGGCCGGAGCCGCGGAACCCGCACCGGGGGTATCGAATCTGGGCGGCGAACATGAAAGCGCCGCAGCGCACCTGGTCGCACATGCTGGCGCGGTGGTTTCGGGTGACGGCGAAGAAGGATGCGGAGCGGTTGCAGGTGTTCACGAATTCGTGGAAGTCGCTGCCTTGGAAGGCGACGCTGAAGGGCGTTGATGAGGAAGTCGCGCGGCGACGTGTGGGCGTGTTCAAGCGTGGCCTGGTGCCGAGTCGGGCGAAGGTGTTGATCGGGGCTTATGACTTGCAGGAGGTGGGAGAGATTCACTGGGCGTTTATGGCCGTCGGTGTGGTGGAGGGTCGGCTGGCTTATTGGTGGATTGATGCGGGTACGCGCGAGGTGGTGGGCGATCGGTTCGACCTGGCGTTAGATCAGTTGTATCGAGAGCATTGCACGGGGTGGAGGATCAGCGGGGCCGACCCGCGTTGGCGGATGCGGCCTTACGCGATCGCGGTCGATACCGGTTGGCGGACTGGGGATGCGTACGAGTTTTCGCGGCGCCCGGGTGTGGTGGCGATCAAGGGTAAGGATGATGCGGGGTTTGTGGTTCGGCATTCTCAGCCGGAGGGCAAGTTGAACCCGGAGCCGGTGGATCTGTTTACGCTGAACAACAAGACGTTCGGGAACCGGTTGCACGCGCTGCTGATCGAGCCGCCGGATTCGACGGGCGGGCTGTGGCTGCATGAAGAGGTGACGGATGATGATCTGCGGGAGCTGACGGCGGAGGAGTTGAAGCAGAAGAAGGGGAGCACGAAGACGACTTGGCAGGTGAAGACGGTGGGCAGGCCGAACCACAAGACGGACCTTGCGCGGTATATCCTTGGGGTTGTCGAGATTTTGCAGACGACGGGCGAGCTGAGCGTGATGGCGATGCAGCCTGAGGATGATCCGGTGGGTGTGTATTGTGGGGATGAGCCGGTGTTTACGGAGGGGGAGGACCGGCCAGCGAGTGATGGGGATGATGGTGAGGCGTATGCGCTGCCGCCTTGGGAGGGCTAAGCGATTCGCCCGTTAAAGAAAGTTCCGCCGGGGGTGGTGTTTTTGTGTTGCGTTGGGGTTGACATTGGGTTGGGGGCCGGTGATACTGCCGGTGCACGCCGTCCGCGTTCTAGGGCGGCGTTGTGTCTTTATCGACCATTCAAACTCGGATTAGCGAAGCGGAGACCGCGCGGCATGAGCTGGCGGTTGGTGGTTTGCGTTCGTGGATGGTGAACGGGCGGACGTATACGGCGCACTCGATCGCGGATTTGGATGCTTACATTGCGACGTTGAAGGCGGAGCTGGCTGAGGCGGATGACGCTGAGACGGGGTACGGCTTTGTGCCGACGCAGATTGAGAGGGCGTCGTGAGCGAAGCGGCCCCTAAGCTGGAGGATCTGCAAGCGGACGCTTCGGCGCGGATGATGTCGATCGCGCGTCCTGGTCTGGTTGGTCGGGCGATTGATCGGGTCGTGGGTGCGCTGAGTCCGTCGATGCTGGCGGCGCGTGAGGAGGCGCGGACGGCGGCGGCGATGGCGGTATTTCAGGCGGCGGAGGTTTCGCGGTTGACGGCGAGTTGGGACGCGCCGGAGACGAGTGGCGACGGCGCGATGATGGCGGACGCGGGTTTGATGAATGCTCGGGCGCGTGGGGCGCGTCGCGATAATTGGGCGGTGGCTTCGATTGTGGACAGTTATCGGCGTGACATTGGGTGTCAGACGCCGCGGGCGTCGGCGTTTGATTTGCGGACGAACGAGAAGCTGGTTGAGTTTAATCGGCGGCTTGATTTTTGGTGGCGTCGGTGGGCGGCGTCGCCTGGGCTGTGTGATTTTTATGGTCAGCAGTCGCTGTCGGATTTGATGGGTCTGACGGTTGAGGAGGCGGTGCAGACGGGTCAGGGGTTTGTGGTGCCTTCGATTGAGGATCGCGGCGGGCCTGTGCCTTTGACGTTGGAGTTGTTTGAGTTTGAGCAGTTGGCGACGGAGTTGTATCGCGCGCCAAACGGGAACGAGATCAAGTTGGGCGTCGAGGTGGATCAGCGTGGCGTGGCGGTGGCGTATCACTTTTATCGTAAGGGTCATCCGCTGGAGTTGGAGCGTGGCGAGGTTGAGCGGATTCCGGCGGATCGTGTGTTGGTGCTTGCGCAGTTTGATCGGACGCGTTCGGTTTTGCCGAGCTCGGTGTTGAGTGCGGTGCTGACGTCGGCGCGGTCGCTGGATACGTATCTGAGCTATGAGGACCGCGCGAAGCATATTGAGGCTTGCGTGTCGCTGCAGTTGCGCAAGGATAAGAGTGCGGGCGGGACGAAGCCGGGTACGGGGATCGGCATGGCGTCGAAGGGGACGCAGGAGACGTTGACGGATACGAATGGTCGGAAGGTGAGCCGGATGGAGTCGGGGACGATTTACGACCCGCCGCCGGGGATGCACCTGGAGTCGGTTTCGAGTCAGCGGCCGGGCGGTGCGTTTGAGTCGTATACGCGGACGCGTTCGCAGCATATCGCGGCGGGAGCGAATCGTTCGAAGTCGACCATGACGCGGGACTATACGTCGAGCTACACGGCGGAGCGTCGGGGCGAGGTCGAGGATTTGAAGGTCAATCGGATGTGGCAGGAGCGTCAGGTGACGCAGTTGTTGATGCCGATTCGCCGGTTGTTTATCGACCTGGCGATCTTGATGGGGAAGGTTGAGGTGCCGGCGGAGATTCTGCGGGACAAGGATTTGCGTGAGGCGTTGTATGAGACGGAGTGGATGCCGCCGCGGCGTGAGCCGATCGATCCGTCGAAGCAGGCGGCGGCGCAGAAGATCCGGCTGGAGCAGCGGTTGACGAATCACGGTCGCGAGCTGAATGAGGAAGGCCGGGATTGGCACGACAACTTTGATGATATCGCGGAGCAGGAGGCTTACGCGGAAGAGAAGGGTATTGATATTCCGCGCGGTGGCGGTGGTGTTGATCCGAGCGAGCCACGGCCGCGGGGGGAGAGTCGTTCGCCCGATGGTGCGGGCGGTGATGAGGATGATGGTGGGGATGACGGGGATGGTGATGATGAGGAGGCGCGTGGTGGTGTTAAGCCGCAAGCGGCTTTGGCGGGAGGGGTGGCTTGATGCTTGAGCAGTTGATCGCTTTTTTGAGTCAGTGTTTTGCGATGCGTGAGGCGGATTATTCGCAGATTAGCGCGCGTGTGCCGGTGTTGTTGCGTGATAAGGCGGCGGGTGCGAACGCGATCACGATGCGCAGCGAGCAGGTGAATCCGACGACGATGGTGGGCGATGTTGCGGTGATCGATGTGGCGGGGCCGCTGTCGAAGCATCCGAGCATTATGCGGTTGTTTGGGTATGAGGATCGCGCGACGCTGGTGGAGATCGAGCAGGCGGCAAACGCGGCGGCGACGGATAGCAAGGTGCGCGGGGTGATCTTTCGGTTCGATACGCCGGGCGGCACGGTGTCGGGTACGGAGGCGGCGGGTAAGGCGATTGCGCGATGTACCGCGGCGAAGCCGACGGTGGGTCTGGTGACGGACATGGCGTGCAGCGCGGGGTATTGGCTGGCGTCGCAGTGCGGGACGATTGTGGCGAATGCGTCGGCGGATGTGGGGAGCATCGGTGTGGTGGCGGGTTTGTATGACTGGTCGGAAGCGCTGAAGGAGATGGGCGTTGAGCCGATTGTGGCGCGGAGTACGCCGTTGAAGGGGATTGGGATGCTCGGCGGTGCTGTGTCTGCGGAGCAGCGGGCGGAGCTTGATCGCTGGGTGAAGTCTTCGGCGGATGTGTTTATTGCGGCGGTTGCAAGCGGTCGAGGCGTGAGCGAGGACGATGCGCGGAAGTGGGCGACGGCGCAGGTTTGGAGCGGCGTTGAAGCGAAGGCGATGGGTTTGATTGATGTGGTAGGTGGGTTTGATGAAGCAATGGAAGCGCTGAATCGATCGGGAGGCTCGGGTGTACCGGGTGTTTCGTCGGCGCGGGTGAATATGGTGGCCGATGGTCGGCCCAAGCATGGAGATCGAACGATGGGTGAATTACTGAGGGCGTATCTGGTGACGCTTGGGCTGGCTGCGAATGCAAGCGAGGCTCAGGCTTGGGAGAAGTACAACAGTCTGAAGGGCGACGAGCGGACGAAGGCGGACGCGAAGAAGGCGGCGGACGCTGAGGCGGCTGCGCAGCAGGCGCAGGGCGGCGGCGATGGTGGTGGGCAGCAGAGCAACGCCCAGGCCAACGCGAGCCAGCAGGCAAGTCCGAGCGCGAGCCAGCAGGCTCCGAATCCGCCGAACCAGAACCCGCCCGCTGAAGCGGGCTCCGCCGGGTTGGATCGTTCGGCGATTCAGGGGTTTGCGGAGTTGGCGGGGATGCAGGGTCAGGATATGAATCAGTTTGTGGCTTTGCATACGCTTCGCGGTTCGACCGAGGAGCAGGTGCGTCAGGCTGCGGCGCAGCATTTGGAGGCGGCGATGCCGGCGATTGGATCGAGTCGAACGACGGCTGGCGATGACGGGCGCGAGAGCTTTGCGGCGGCTTTGACCGACGTGATGACGGAGCGCATGGGCGGCGAGGTTGACGATCCGCATCCGCGTGTTTCGGAGATCGAGCATTTGCGGCTGATCGAGATCGGCCGGCGGATGTTGAGCGGTTTGGGTGTTGCGGCTGCGAACACGATGTCGGCTGAGGAGGTCGCGCTTTGTATGACCAACCGGATTCACCTGAGCGGTCACCTGGGCAGCGTTGCGCTGTCGCACGGTACGTCTGATTTCTCGGGTGTGCTGGGCGCGTCGGCGAACAAGTCCATGGCGACGATGTTTGACCAGGAGCCGACCACGTATCAAGAGTGGGCGATGAATGATGTGCTGCCGAACACGCTGATCCATACTGAGTATGCGATGAGCGGTATTCCGCAGCCGCCGCTGGTGCTGGAGGGTCAGGAGTACGGCCTGGCGACGATCGGCGAGAAGGGCGAGACGAAGCAAGTGGCGAAGTACGGTCTGCGTATTGTGCTGACGCTGGAGATGATCATCAACGACACGCTGGGCGCGTTTAATCAGCGTTTGCTGGACTTTGGCGGCGCTGCGAAGCAGCTGCGGAATTATCTGGTGTACGACAAGCTGAATAATCCCGGCACGTCGGCGGAGGATAGCACGGCGTTTTTCCATTCGGATCACAACAACCTGAACAAGCCGAGCGGCGCTGCGGCTTTGGCCGAGGGCACGCTGGCGGCGATGAAAACGGCGATGCGATTGCAAGAGGGCGTTGATCCGGGGAACGGCGGCACGAAGCGAAAGCTGGCGATTCGTCCGCAGTTCCTGTTGGTGCCTGAGGAGTTGGCTGATACGGCGGAGCGTTTGGTTGCTTCGGTCGTGAAGGTCGGCGGGACGAACGCTGAGCCGAACCTGCGGTTCCTGCGCGGTTTGACGCCGATCAGTGATCCGGAGCTGAGCGCGGCGAGTGCGACTGCTTATTACTTGCTGGGTCCGAAGCGTAAGAGTCCGGTGAAGTCGTTGACTTTGCGGGGTTATGAGCGTCCGACGGTGACGCGGCAGAACCTGAGCCGAACGGACGGTATTGAGTATCAGCTGCGTGACTTCTGCGGCGCTGCGGCGGTTGAGTACCGCTCGGCGCAGAAGAACGCGGGCGCGTGATAAACACCACCGGCGCGAAAGCGCCACACCGCGGTGCTGGGCCGTTGATTCGGTCCAGTGCTTTTTTAACCTTCACGGAGTGTTGCGATGTCTGACGAAACGAAGAATCTGCCGATCGTTGTGGTGCCCGATGCGGGGTGTGTGATCGATTCGAAGCGTTTTGAATGCGGCGAGAAGATCGGCGAGGAGTCGCCTGGTGGTCAACTGGTGGCGTGCGTTGATGGTGTGACGCGCGGGAATCTTGTGGCGCAGTTGCGTCGCGGGGTTGCTCGGGTGGTCGCTGAGGATGCGCCCGCTGAGGACCCGCCCGCTGAAGCGGGCTCCGCGGAGGAGGGTGCTAAGCCGCAAGCGGCGGGTGGTGCGGCGAAGAAGAAGAGCACGAGGAAGAAGTGAGCGCGGGCCCGGGCGTTCGGGTTTTGCGATTTTGATAGAGCGATTTTGATCATGGAGATCTTGCGATGAAGAATGCGAATAGTAGCGGGCAGACGATTCAGGTAGCCGCGCCGACGGGCGGATGTACGGCGGGTGCGCCGTTTTTGATTCGGGACTTGCTTGTGGTGCCGGTGAATACGGCGGCGCAGGGCGAGTTGGTGACTTGTTACACCGGGCTTTGCGGGGGCGAATATACGTTCGCGGCGGAGGCGGGTGCGGGTCAGGATTGGGAGCAGGGTGAGAAACTGTATTGGGATGATTCGGAGAGCCGGTACACGGTGACGGCGGCGGATAACACGTTTGCTGGTTTCGCGGCTGCGGCGAAAGCGACGGCTGCGGCGACGGGTCGTGTGCTGTTGGCTCAGGTTGCTGCTTAGGTTTGAGGCTCGGGTGAGGCCCGGCCCTGCTTCGGCGGGGCCGGGCTTTTCCTGATTGTTTGATCCGCCCGTTGAAGCGGGCTCCGCCTGGAGTTGATGTTGCCTGATTTTAATGCGGCGATTTCGCGCGGGGTGGATAAGGCGATCGCGGCGAGCGGTTCGGAGGTGACGGTTTACCTGGCGAGTGGTGGAACGATCGTTTGTAAGGCGGTGCCGCAGTACATGGGGATCAAGCTGGCGAAGGAGACGGGCGGGGAGCGCTCGACGAATCGTCTGGTGCTCGAGGTGGCGAAGGCGAAGTATCCGACGGTGACGGTGAACGCGGACAAGGTGCGGTTTCCTGGTGAGTGGGTTCGGAAGGCGGATGATTTTGTGACCTGGCGTGTGGCTGGGTTTGAGATGGACGCGACGGCTCCGGGGATGTGGTTGTTGAAGATGTCGGCATGATTGAGAGCAGCATTAAACTTGATCCTCGGCAGGTCCGGCAGGTGCGGCGTGGCTATGACGGTGTTGCGGATGCGCTGCCGAAGGCGATCAATCGGGCGGTGCCTGTGGCGGGTCGTAAGGCTCGGGTTCGCGTGGTGAAGGCGCTGCGAGCGAACGTGAATATCGCGCAGAACAAGCTGTATCAGCGGGGGAATCGTCGTCGGCCGGTGCGTGATCGGGTGTACACGGTGGGCGGGCTGCGTGGGTATCGGTTGACGATCGATAAGGGTCGGATTCCGTTGGGACGCTTCGCGCCGAAGCAGCACTGGAAGAAGGGGCAGACGCGCGGTCGCGTGCGGACGCGGGTGAGTTATAAGGTTCGTGCGGATGGGGGTCGGCAAAAGATTCATGACGCTTTTGCGGTTGAGTTTTCGAGTGGTTACATGGGTATTTTTCGGCGTGCGGGTGCTGCGCGGTTGCCGTTGCAGGAGTTATACGGCCCTTCGGTTCCGGAGGTGGCTGAGAAGGATTCGGCGGTGCAGCGTGCGATGGATGCGGAGGCTGAGCGGGATTTGGTGACTGAGGTTGAGAGTCGGTTGGACTTCATTTTGTCGAGGGTGGCTTGATGAGCGAGATGCTGACCATTCAGGAGCGGGTTGCTCAGCAGTTGGTGGCGACGATTGACGCGGCGTTGCCGTCGTTTTTGGCGGGTGAGGTGTCGCTTGGCGTGATGACTTCGGCGGAGCGGGATGAGGCGATCGCGGTGGGGACGCAGCGGTTTGATCCGCGTGGGTTGGATGTTCCTTGGTTTGTGCCTGTGCTTTTGACGGGTCCTGCGGATAACGAGGACGAATCTACGGGTAGCGGCGCGGGTGGTTTTATCGACATGGCTTTTTCTTATCGCGTCCAGACGCAGTACGGGCTAGCGGAGGGTGTTGATTTAGTTGCTGAGCCCGCGCGTGGTGCGGAGCGGATGGGTGCGCGTTGGGTTGGTTTTTTGATTGCGACGCTGTTGGCTGATCCTTTTGTGATTGAGTCGGGGACGGGTGAGCGGTTGGCGCATGAGGTGGACTTGATCGGGGCGGACACGCCGCGGAGCAAGGTTGATGGTCAGGTGTATTACGCGCCGGAGGTTGATCTGGTCGTGATGAGTGAAGTGATGCGAAACAATCCCTATCGAGGGGCAGGAAACACGGAAGGTTTGGTGTAGCGATGGCATTAACTGGTAATCCGCTGAATGTGCGGCGTCGGGCTGTGGGGATGACGATCGAGACGACGAGCGGTACGGCGGAGACGCCGACGGCGGTGCTGGCGAACACGTTGGTGCTGGAGGCGACTTGCGAGCCGACGGGTGTGTTTGACGGCGGCGAGAGTCGGCCGATCGGTCAGCACGGGGGGGCGGGGCCTCGGACGAAGGTGATGGAGAAGGGCAAGCTGACGATGAAGACGCGGATGCGTCACGCGGACGCGACGCTATCGCTGTTGCAGTTGTGCGGTTTTGTGATTTCGGGCACTGACAGCGAAATCGCGACGAGCGTTTGGGCGGATTTGAGTCAGCGCGAGACGGGTACGTTTTACTTTTGGGAGGATGGCCGGTTGAAGCGGCTGCACGGGGCGAATGGTTCGTGCAAGATCAAGCCGGCGACGGGCGCGGGTGGGCCGATCGATATTGAGTGGGAGTTTGAAGGGATCTTCACGATGATGACGGATGCGGCGATGCCTTCGGACCCGACGCTGACGACGACGGCTTATCGCAACGCTGGTTTGACGCTGACGTTGGCGACGGCGCAGATTCCGCAGGTGAGCGATTGGGAGTTGGATGTTGGCTCGGAGTTTGCTGTTCGCGAGGACGTGACGGCGGGTACGGGTCTTCACCGGGTGCAGGTGGAGGATGGTTCTCCGATGTTGACGCTTGATCCTGAGGCGCGGTTGGTTGCGAATTACGACGCGTACGGGAAGTTCATGGCGGGCACGAAAGAGGCGGCTCAGATTGTGTTGACCGATGGTACGAACACGATGACGGTTGCGATGCCGCAGACGCAGCGTATCGATATGACGGGCGGCGAGCGTAGCAAGAAGATCACGGACGGCGCGCAGTTTGAGATTCAGAAGAACGCGAGCGGTGTTGATTTGACGTTTACGGAGTCGGTGCCGGCGTAGGGGTGATGCGGCGTTTGAGTTGAGCGCGACGAGTCGCGGCGCTTCATGTAGCAGTTGAAACACGAACAACGATTGGATGATGTGATGGCAAAGAAGACGACGGGTGATTTGGGTGAGGGTGCTAAGCCGCAAGCGGCTGGGCCGGTTCAGGTTGAAGCGACGGACGCTGAGAAGCGGATGGCGGTGGTGTTGTGTCGTGGTCACCTGGGCAAGCAGCCGGCGGAGGGGCAGTTGGCTTATTTTGGGTCGATGAGTGTTCGGCAGCGTAACGCGGCGATTAGCCGGGTGCGGAAGCTGACGAAAGGGGAGCGTGACAAGTTTTTAGCGGAGCTTGATGGTAAGCCTGCGGCGGAGCTGGCGGACGTGTCGAGCGAAGAACAAGGTGGTGACGGTGATGGATCAGGAGCAAGCAAGTAGCGCGGCGCCCGGGATGAATCCGGGCGAGGTGGTTGATCGCGAAGCGGGTGAAGTGGCAATCTCGGCGAGTGACCGGGATGTTATTTCATTGGAGCAGGACGGTGATCGTCCGAATCTGTTGTTGAAGGTGCGGCCTGTGAAGCGTCGGCAGTCGACGCAGATTCGTAAGTGGCTGGCGTTCATGCAGGACAAGGTGAATCGTCACAATGCGGGGGCATATCAGGAGCAGGTGTTTCGATGCGCGGATGAGTTCGCGCAGATTTTGCGTGAGCACCTGGTGGGGTGGGCGGATGCCTATGACGGTGCGGGTCGGCCGATCGCGTTTAGTGATGATGCGTTTGATGACGTCCTGGACGATGGCCAGGTGATGATCGCGGTGGCGGAGTTGTATGCGCTCAGTATGGCGGGCTCGATGGCAAAAAAGCCTGTCGCCTCGCCGTTGCGATTGAGTACACCGGACGGGGCGGGCTCGAGCCGGGGGACGGAGACGGACCAAGGGTCGGGACCGATGAGCACCCGCAGCGGATTACATGCGTCGATTGCGGGGGACGCTACACCGGCTGGTTTCGTTGGTTTGAGCGAAGTGGATGGCACGAAGCCGGCGAGTTCTCAGGCAAGCGAGACGACGAATCCGCCGCCGCCGCCGTTGCGGCCGGCGAGCGGTTGATGTTTGACGGGTGTTCGCTGTGTGGGTGCGAGCGGGAATTGAAGATCATCGGCGATCCGATGGATCAGGTGCCGGGACGGATTTGGGAGGTGATGCTGGCGGCTTCGCTTTTGGATCGTGGGATTGATGCGAAGCCGGAGGTGGGTTCGTGGGGCGATCAGCCGGCGGCGTGGTGTTCGGCGGTTGAGTATGTGTTGTCGGAGCGTGCGCGGATGAGTCGCGCGGCGGAGCAGGCGGAGTTGGATCGTTTGACGGGATGAGGGTTGTATGGCGAAGCAGAAGCGGCTTGATTTGATCCTCGGGGCGAAGGATCGCGCGACGAGCGTGCTGGGGCGGGTGTCTGGTGCGATCGGTGGGTTTGTGAGTAAAGTTGCGGCGCTGGCTGGGCCATTGGCTGCGGTGCTGAGCGTGGCGGGTGTTGTTCGTTTTGGGCAGCGTTCGGTGCAGGCGTTTTTTGAGCAGGAGCAGGCGGTAAAGAATCTGGAGACGGCGCTGATCAACGCGGGGGACGCGGGCGCGAGTTCGTTGGCGGGGATGCAGCAGTTCGCCAGTGGTTTACAGGCGATTACGACGCAGGGCGATGAGGCGACGCTGGCATTGGCGTCGAAGATCGCGACGCTGGGCGGATTGACGGGCGGTGCGTTGGCGGACGCGACGAAGCAGACGCTGGGGCTTGCTCGGGCGACGGGGCAGGGCGCGGACATGATGGGCCGGGCGTATTTGAACGCGCTTGAGGGTAATTTTTCGATGCTGGAGCGGTACGTGCCGGCGCTGCGTGCGGCGGAGGGCGAGACGGCGAAGATGGCCCTGGTGCAGGAGCTGGCGGCGAACGGCTTTAAGCTGATGGAGAGCGATGCGAATACCGCGCGGGGTCGGTTGCAGCAGATGAAGAACAGCGTTGGTGATTTGATGGAGGAGATCGGTGCGCGGTTGGCTCCGACGCTGGGGGTGGTGGCGAGTCGGATTCGTGTTTTTGCGGAGGAGAATGGTGCGCGGATCGGGGCGTTTGTGGGTCGAGTGATTGCGTTGGGGCAGGGGTTGTTTGCTCGGCTGATGCCGATCGTTCAGCGTGGGGTTGGTTTTGTGGTGCAGGCGGTGCGGTGGATTGGAGAGCACGTTGTGCCGGCGGTGATCGGGTATGCGGCGATGGTAACGAGCGTGGTGCGCGGGGTGGCGGACATGGTTGCGACGGGTGTGCAGGCGGTGGTGGGTTTGTTGGGTTCGGTGTTGCCGTCGATCAATACGGTGGGCTCTGTGGCGACGCAGCTGCGGGACACGGTGCAGGCGGTGTTCATGGCGATCGAGTTCGCGTTTACGCAGTGGCGGAGCGTGGTTGAATTGGCAGCGCTAAAGGTCGGGCTGGCGGTGGTGACGGTGGCGAATCAGGTGCGGTACGCGTTCGGCGAGGTGATTCCGTCGGTGTTGAAGTGGCTGGCGGGTAACTGGACGCGGATTTTGACGGACATGTGGAATTTTACGAAGGCGGTGGGGACGAACATCGCGACGGGGTTAGTTGAGACGCTGACGAGCATTCCGCAGCTGATCAGTGGCGAGAAGTCGATCACGGATATTTGGGGCAAGAATTTGCTCGAGGGATTTGAAGCGACATTAACGGAGATGCCGCGGATCGTGGATCGGCAGCGTGGCGAGCTCGAGCAGGCGTTGGCGACGCAAGTCGAGGGGCTTGAGGATTCGCTGGGGCGAGGGTTTGCGGACTTCGTTGATCGGCGGATGAATGAGGTGGCTGATCGTCAACAGCAGTTGAAGGATTTCTTCAATTTTGGTGCTGCGGAGGTTTCGCCGCCGGCGGGTTTGGATGTTGGTGGCGGGGGTGTTGCGGACCTGGTGAGGCGCGGTGAGCAGGGCGAGCCGGTGAAGGTGGAGTTGGATGGTGAGGGTGCTCGGAAGTCTCTGGAGCGGCAGACGGTGGGAATCGCGGCGCTTGATATTACGCGGCGTTTTTTGGGTTTGGGTGCGCGTGCTGAGCCTGCGGAGCAGACGGCGAAGAACACGGAGCAGGCGGTGTCAGTGTTGAATAAATTGCTTGCGGCGGTGAAGGATCAATCGATCGAGCAGGTTGATCGGGCGGGCGGCGATGATGTGATTAAGGCGGTTCGGTTGGAGGGTGTGGTCTGATGGCGGGTGATCGCGACATTGTTGAGCAGACGCCGGGTCGGTTGGTTGATGGGCCCGAGGGAATGACGCATAGCCGAGTCTTTCGGGTGCTGGCGCGGTCGGAGATCGATGCGCTGACGAAGTTGCAGGTTTATCGTCGGGTGTTTCGCGGCGCGGCGTGGTACACGACGTACAACGAAGCGCCGGATGCATCGGTGGTTTGCCGTCGTCGGGAGTGTGTGCCGGTTAGGTCGGCTCCGCTGGGTGGTGTGGGCGATTACGAGATCACGGCGCAGTATGAGACGCCGCGGCGTGATGAGGCGGTGGCGGGTGGCCCGCCGGTGTATCGGTTGGATGATTCGCAGCAGAGCGCGCCGATCGATATTGATGCGGATGGCGATCCGATTATGAACCTGGTGGAGGAGCCGATCGCGTCGAGCGACGCGGTGACGAGCGAGGTTTTGCGGGTGGAGTGGTGGAAGGAATACGCGGATTTAGCGGCTTGTTTTCAGGGCATTCGTCCGTTTCGTAATGCCTTGAATTTGGTGAGTTGGCAGGGTTTGCCGCGTGGTTCGGCTCGGACGATTCAGGGGCCGAAGAATGCGAAGGAGGTTTACCTGGAGAATTCAGTGCTGGTGAAGTTGCAGGCGTCGATTGGGATTCGGCCGGAGTTTGATGCGACGGATTTTGCGTCGAAGATTATTGATAAAGATGGTACGGAGATTACGGGTACGTTTGAGGGTTGGGCGCAGTTGAAGCGGCACGAGGGAACGCGAGAGAAGGGAGACGTGGTGGATGGGGTGCAGCAGTACAAGCCGATTTTGACGCAGGACGGGGCGGATCGGATCACGGAGCCGGTGCCTTTAGATGCGACGGGCGCGCGGGTGGCTGATGGTGATCCGGTGGTTTATATCAAACACGATGTGGTCCCGAATTACAAAGACCTTGCGGATTTGGGGATCTGATGGCGGACGGCGATTTGATTTTGTTCAGCGAGCAGCAGCGGCGTTTGCTGGAGCGGATGTTCGCGTCTTTCGGTCGGTCGCTTGGCGGTGGTGATGTGTCGGTGGTGGTTGGTCCTGATGGTCAGTTGTCGGTGAGTCGGGTGCCGCGGTCGAGGAGTGGGGTTGTGGCTCGGGAGCAGTTTGCGCTGGTGCGGTTGACGGCGGCTGATGCGACGGATCCTTGGAAGTACGTGGGCGAGGAGGTGATCGGGAATGATCCGGATGCTGATCCGCCGACGTGGGCGGTGAAGACGCCGGGGCGGACGTGGGGGGTTGAGTCGGAGGACGAGGGCTTGATTGTCCATCCGCAGCAGGTTGAGGGGCTTGAGGTGTCTGCGAGCGGGGTGGATGCGGTGTTTATGGTGCGGCGGGTGGTGGTGGATGGGGGCGGGCCGCGGTGGGTGATTGTTGGTCAGAGTAAGCCGGGGCCGATCGCGGTGAAGTTGTTGCAGACCGGCGGTAGCGCGGGGGATGCGACGACGCAGTGCAGCTTTACGTACACGGTGCAAGACATGAATGGGAATGAGTTGGCGACGGGTGTTGATCCCACTGATTCTCCGCACCTGGCGGTTCGGCCTTCGGTTGGGTTTCGCGTTGCGGCGCGGTCTGGCCTTGCGTCTTTTGAGACGGGCGAGCTGGTGGTTTTGATGACGAATGAGGAGACGGAATTGGAGGCGTGCTCGTGACGGCGCTGTGGGTGCCTCAGGCTCCGGTGGTGATCACGCCGGCGAAGTGGTTAGCCGCGGCGTTCGCGACGGCGGGTCGGGGTGTGCTAACCGAAGACGGGAAGCTCGGCGTGAAGAGCGGGGGCAAGGCTGCGGCGTTTGATGGGGATGGGGCGTGCGGGGATTGTTGTAGTGATTGCTGCGGTCCTTTGCCTAACGATGATTGTTGCTTTTCTAACGGGTCTACCATTGATTTGTCGCTGACGAATGTTGATACGACGCAGCTTCCTTGTTTAACAGGAAATACTGACGTTTTATTGGACGATTTTACATGTGATTTTAATTTGCCCAGAGAAATTAGTTGGGCCAAGTTGGTTGGAGGAGTTTTATTTAAGCTGGAGCGCACGGATGCTCAGAGAGGTTGGCAGCTCAATATTGACGGCGGGGGATGTAGCGCAGGGATTAACTTTTTCGATAATCCATTTGCTGGCGATATCGCAACCACCGATTGTTGCGGCACATTCGGCGTGGTGCAAAGAGGTCTTTGTGACGTTGAGTTTGATGTATTAAATAATACGTGTTGTAAAAATAGCGAAGGGGCGTGCGTTGAAAGCGCGGATGCAAATTGCAACGGGATGTGTGATGAGGATGAAGTATGAGTCCGATTGTGCGAGTGCTTAAAAGCAGACATCCGCGCTTGCTCGAAGCGTGTCGCAGGTACGCGCTGTCTGAGAACGAAACGCACATTCGTATGCGAGCTGAAGATTGGAAGCGTGTTTCGGGCGATAAGCGGCAGATTCGCGTATCTGGTTCAAGGAAAATACGCGAATCGGCATCGCTTAGTGAGGACGATCTTGAGGTGGTCCGGGTGCGGGCTCGGGTTTGTTTGACGGTGGACGACGGCGAGCCGTGCGGTTCATTGAAGAAGATGCGGGACGATGGGTTGGCGGTGGATTGCCGTGACTGTGGGTGCGGATATATGAGCTTAAGGCGGGGTAAGTGCCCGAGGAGGAAGTGGTAGATGGCTGGCAAAATCACAATTCCGATCGTCCGCAATGTGACGTATGTGCTCGGAGACCGGGTGGAGATTGAGATTGATGGGGCGGTGCAGCCCGATTATGTGCCGATGATCGATGCGGTGGCCGCGGCGACAATCGCGGGCGGGGGTACGCCTGGGGCTTTGCTGCATGAAACGCTCGCACGGTTCCCGGCGGGTGACTACTCGGTGCGACTTCGCGGCGTCGACGCGATCGGGAATGTGGGGGATTGGATGGCGCCGCAGACGCTCGAGCATCGGCCGTTGCCGGAGACGCCGGCGGGGCTGGCGTTGTCGGGCGGGAACTTGACAGGTGTTTGGATTGACGCGTGA